AGCACCAAACTCACTCAAACTTGCGATTTCTTTCTTCTTCCTTGGCAACTTGTTCGCATCCATGGCGGTACAAGACGTTCAAGAAGCTCGGGTTGAGAAGGCGGCGGCCGAGACGAGCACTTTTAGTGCTTCCGTCAAAGCCGTTGCGGTTGGCTTGCTTGGGGGCCTCGCCCTCTTGCTTGCCGTTGGACTGGTTTGGCTCGCCATCGAATTGAGTCTCGTGGACAAGGCGACTCAGACGGCACTCGTCGTCTATGAGGCGCCTGCTCAGAGCGCTGGGTGGTTCTTCGGATTCGCACAGTCCGCTCGGACAATGTTCGCGTTCTTTCGTCGGTGGGCAGGCCCGTTCTGTTTCGCTGGTTTGTACCGAGCGTATTGGTATACCTTACGGTTTGTCCAATTGCTCGGGGGTTTGCTCAGTCGCTCGGCTGAGTTCTACAATTTTGTTTTCATGGCGTCATGGGCGGTCAAGTATGGCTACTCCGAGGTCGTCCCTTACAAGGGCGACTTCGAGGAGCCGCGCTGGATCACCTTTGACCCTTTCATGCTTGCCTCTCGCTCCCTGTTGCATCCCGCTTGGGACAGCTTCAAGGAGCACAACGCCGGCACGATCAATGTGCGTCGGCCTTCTTCTTGCTCTCCGAGGCGCTTTTGCGCTTTCTGGGCAGATGACGGCGTCAGTATGCGCATTATCGCGCTGGGCTACGTTGGAGATGGTGTGGTTTGTACTAACGCCCATGTCGTGTCTGGCAACGGTGGTATAGTGCATTACCTGAAGCTTGGCGTCCGCGTTTGCGTCTCCGCCGCCCACCTTCGTGTGGCGCGAGGCGTGAAGGTCGTTCCCTTGCCAAAGGCGATGTGCGACGCACTGATTACTGGACGCGATCGGGCTTGGTATGCTCGCCCGCCTGCGCGCAAGGACGGTGCCTATCATCCAGGCGACGACCATTGCGTCCTCCGTTTTCCAAACATCAATTCCATGCTTGGTATTAAGCCGTCTCGTACGGTCTACGCTCCGGGCCGTGCAACCTTTGTTCCTGTGAAGGCGTTTGAATACGAATTCGACACGGATGAGGGGTGCTACGTGCTTTACGAGCAGTTGGGCCGTGTTTACGACACGCAACCTTGTAAAGGGATGCTTGCAACAAGTATCACTTCGGTGCCTGGTATGTCTGGCTCCATGCTCCTCGACCCGGTCTCTGAGGCCGTGGTCGGGATGAACATGGGCACGACTACGCTGGAATCCGGAGACACCGTGGCTATTGCGATTTGTGTCCGACAGATTTACACCTATTGGACTGTCGCGGAGCCTTGCTTGAACAAGTCGACGTTTTCTTGGCCGCGTGCCCGTCCAATTGTGGACCAGCACGCCGGCGATTCTTCTCCCAGCGAGGAGGGTTACTGGGACATCGACGAGTACGAGTATCGCGCCGCGGACGCTGGCTACGATGATGATTTTGTTGCTGGTGATTGGGAGACTGCTGAGGAGGTGAAGGCCGCTCGTGTTCGTGAGATGGATCGCGTCGACATCGTGCGCGGGGGCACAATGCATATCGATTACTCGTTTCGCGACGGGAATGTCGTGTTGCATTCTGCTCCAGCCGCTGAGTTGACCGCTCTTCCAGCGCCGGCCCCTTTGTGGCATTTTGCCACTTCCGGCCGGTTGCGGGGCTTCTCGAATAACGTGCCTGATTGCCGAGGTTCCTGTTTTTGTTGTGGGGTTGCGTGCGCTTTCGCCTTTTGCACTGGTTGCTGTGGTATGCTTAACCTTCAGCACCAGCCATGGGCTGTGAACCCGGTGGCTCCTAACGGTTTTCCGCCTTTGACTGCTTTCGAGCAGTCTTTGGTGAATAGCCTAACAGCGCAGCCCCCAATGCCTTTCTGTAATGACTCGACTGGGAAACCCTTCCTTTTTGAAATTGGGCGGAGCTCCTACAAGAGGCGTTACAATGAGTCAAAGGGGCTGTGTTTGCCGCCTGATGATTTGTTGACTTCTCTTGGTGTGAAGGAGACCTATTACGTTCCTGATCGCAGCGCTAACGGCGTTCGTTCCTCTTTGAGGGCAAACGTTGAGAAGCGTCGCGTCGGCAACTTTGGAGAACGTTGTGAGCACTGGATTGCCTTACTTGAGGCAACAGCCAGTCCATACAACCAATTCGACATTGAAATGCCGGAGATCAGGCGCGATTTGACGGTTTCCATTCGCGAGCAAGTGTTCCGCCACGCGCAGAACATGAAGCTTAACAAGTCGTCTGGGTGGTCTGGGGCACTACTCGGGTGCGCGCAAAAGTCTGACATTATGGCTGCTCATGCCGATGATGTGATTGAGGCCGCGGTCCGAAGGATCACGCGCTTCTTGTTGCATCCTGGCTTTGCGGCCTCGTTAGGCCCCCTCGATCTCGTGCGGTTTGGTTTCCGGGGTGTTGTCATCCCGGAGATCAAGGGTGAGCTCCACGCTGAACGGAAGGTTATTGGACCTGATGGGAACCCTTACGCCAATCCACGTTGGCGGTCCATTTTGGTGCAGGACACTATCGATCATCTCGTCCATATGTTCTTTGAGCACGGCTTCAACGCTGGCCTCATCAAGAACTATCAGGAGGGGACGGTTGAGAGCGTCATTGCCTATGGGTCGTTCGTGGGTCTGGCGACGAACGACGTTGGTATTGGCCGCATGCACGAAGTTCTTTCCGAGCTGACCGACGGCGGTGCGCTTCTTCGCACCTCAGACGTCAGTGGAATGGACTGGTGCCTTGGCGCGTCCGACGTGATGGCCGCTGCTGCTGTCCGAGCACAGCGGTACCTCATGTCTGACTCACCACATTGCCGCCGTATCGCGTTGGGAAGCTACGTTGCCTCTATCGCGGAGGCCCGGTCGGTATACCTTGTTGAAGACCAGCTTCTCGCTGGTAATGAGACTGGTGTATGCCAGACTGGTGCTTTCTCGACGTCAGAGATTGACGGTTTCGCGCGAAATGCCGATGCCCGTCTCTCCGACATGGGGTGCGAGGTAGTTTCGTATGGGGATGATAGTGTGCGCAGCGTGTACACTGACGACCAGTTGCAGGAGTGCCTCACTTTCTGTGGCGATCGGAATCTTCGAACCCTTTCCGGTTTCGAGCCCGGTAAGCCTGAGAAGGATGCACGCGGGCGACTGTTGGCTCCACCCTTGAAGTTTCCTGGTTACGTGAGCGCGCTTGACGAGCGCGAGATCGTGACCGGGCTTGACTACAGGGACCGGGGTGACGTCGTGAACATCTGCTCGCGCGACTTCTCCACGAGGGATCTCGCGGTGTTCAAGCTTACTTCTTGGAAGCGCTGTGTGACGAGGATTGCTGGCATCACTGATGCCCAGAAGTTCGCTGAGTCCGCTGGTGGTTTGCTCGTTGAGTGCCGGTTCACTCCGGAAGCTCTCGAGGCTCTGAACACCATTGCCGACTATCGCGGCTTCCCGCGTCCCGTCCCAAGTTCGAACCACAACGTCGACGGCTATGCCCGCGGCGGAGAGGACTATTGCGAGGACGAGTTTTCGCCGTAATTGCGCCTAGTGGCGCTTCG